TTGTTTTGCTGCTTTCCACCATTGTCAGCAATCATTCGCATTTGTCCATCCTCGACCTCCTCAATGCCAATAATGCGTACTTTGTATATCTCACTGAGAACACGCGAGACGAATGTGTAACTAATAACGTTCCATTTGTTAATGTTTGCATATTTCACAAGATTGCTCTGTAAGTAAGAACTTGTTAATTGTTCTTTAGTGATAGGTTGAAATGGTTCGATAAAGGCATTCTCGTCTGTGTTTTCTTTCAACTTCACCAAAAAACTGTCACTTGCAGCAGAATCTATGAATGCCTGCTTCGCCTTTTGAACTGTTGACAAAAAGTCTGCTGATTGTGAATTGAGGTCTAATACATATTTTTGATAGGAATTGTTAGATATCATCGCGTTATGGTTTGCCATTTTCAGCAGTTGGGATTGCAAAGTATTCGTCGCAGCTACCTCCTGAATAATAGCGGCCAGCAGCTCATTGGCTGTAATTTGTTGTCCTGCTGCTGGCGAACAAGATTGCAGCATGGTCGCGACTGACTCCAAGAAACTATAGAAGGGAGTTGGATGCCCATCCAGTTCACCAACCGTTACCTGCTGATACAGTTTATTTATTGAATCAAGCAATTCATACTGACCGGTAGTAAGTTCCATATACTCTGCAATATCTTTTCGGTCATCTGTCAGAGGCTCCTGTAAAAGCATCATAATTAGGGGTCTGGATTGACTGAAATAGTTAATTAACCTTTCTCTAACGGACTGTAGTCTTTGCACATCTTGTTCTTGTAGTTGTTGTGTTTGTGTTTGTGTTTGTGTCTCCTCCTGACTGATGAAGTCAGATGCCTCTTCCAAATGCAATCCTTTTGATAATTCCTTATTTTGTTTTAACGCTGCTATAATGTCATCTGCATTGATTTCAACATTGGGTACACTGTTCTCAGCAGCAGCTGGGTTAACTTTCAAAGCCGCAGCCTCCACAAGCAATTTTCTTAAATAAATTGCTTGAGCCTTTATGTAACCTTTTTTGTTTTCATAGTCCTCATTAGCTTCCTTTTTAGCATCTTTTTCCAATAAAAACGGGTTTATTTGATACATTGTATTAAATGCCGTTTCCAACGCTGTGGGAGTGAAAAATACTCCGATGCTATTATCATTTTCTTTTATATTAGTTGCAACATTCATCGCAATGACTATTACTTCATCCACTGTCAAACCTGTTAGGAATAAGAAGAGTTCACTGTACACAAAGCCGTCCTGCAACATATATACGAACGACAAAAATGTCAAACTATCTTCTTGCTCAGGTGTATTGACCCCATCTAACAAAAGACAGTTCGCAAAAAACTTCTGTATTTCTTTGAACTGAGCATTGGGGGTTTCAGAGAATTTATAATAGGTTTTCATTAGTTGCTCTGCGTCTGCATTAGTGACTAGTGTGTAGACAATATCTCTAACTGGACCTTCTATAAAAAAATTAGAACCAACCCTTTGAGAGTTCGCATATAGTTTATCATTATGTTTCGCTTGAACATTATCGGCAATTTCGTATACTTCGTCTTTGGAGATTGATATGATGTTGTAAAGGACTTCATGCAGAAAGGGGTCGCTTTGGATGGTGCGCACAAAGTAAGGATATGTCATTATGGTGGCTCCGTTTTGCTTCGTCAGGAGCAACCCAAACAAGAAAATTTTCTTGGCTATCACTTCTTGCGCTTGTAAGAATGTGATTGCATTGGGATTTATTCCACTGTCGGATGTGATAATCGTTTTGGCAGCTTGAATGAGGTCGGCTTCTTTGATGGCATTGTTTGTGAGCACGTGAAAGACCGCTTCTTTTACCTGTGGGTCAATGGACAACTCATTGTTGTTATTCAACGCTTTGTTGGCAATGAATTCGACGTCTTGCATAGTGAATGTAGCAGACTGGTTGGCTCCTTGCGATGCCCGGTAGTTTGCAATGTCCGAGTCGTCTTTGGCCACAACATTTTCCAAAAGGTCGGACAATTTGCTGTTTTCTTCGAACAACGCTTCTTTGACGTTCTCATCGGTTACCTCCTCGTTGGCATGGGAGCGAATAATACCGTAGAAAATTTGCTTGAAAAGGGCGTACACCAATTGTTTGACCAATTCTGTGTCAGGTAGATTTTGCAGCTTGACGACTTGCTGTTGCTGGATGTTCTTTCTCAAGAGCTGCAGCTGTGATGGAGTCAGATTTAGTTTCTTTTGGGCGTATGCCAATGCACTGGGGTTAATCGTGATGTTCGATGTAGGTGATTTGAGTAAGAATTGCTTGTAAGCGCCGTCGGCCACTTGGGCTAGTTCGGCATTCTTCTTGTCTTGCGCAGCTTTTTGGGCGTCATCCAAAGCCATGTGAGCAATGGTCTGGACAGTGTCTGTTGAGAGTGATACAGGTGTTGCCGAGGGAGCGACCAAGGTGGGCACACCAGGCACACTCGGTGCTGGCGGAGGCGGAGGTGGTGGGGGCAAAATTGCAGGAAACATCCCGGACAAGGCAGAGTACAGGAATCCTGCTGGTCCTGTTCCAGTGTACACCGGTCCAGTTGTTCCCAGTCCCACCCCCACAGGTCCTACACCAGCAGGTCCACCAACAAGGCTCGAAATAGGGGAATAATTACCACCCGTCACTACACTTGGTGGCAACATGTTTAGCACAATGGGGTCCGCTTCAATCTGCCAGTTTCCAGAGTTCCAATTGAATCCATCGATGGTATACTCATTTCCGCCGATGGTGATGGTCGAATTGCTTGGGAATAGGTAGCTCAACGTCATACGGATGTTGTCGTCCACGATGCCTCCCTCCGTGGCGGCCTCCAAATTGGCTGCTGCTTTGGCCCCCGCAGATATACACGCCTTCAGCAACTCAATAAACAGCCGTTTGTTAAGAAACCGTCTCGCACGATATCGTTGTGGAATTTCACTGATAACGGAGGCTTGGAGTGGAAGCATAGGGTTGAATTGTACCGGGTCCGTCGCATCAGGAATGGTCATCGCCCCCCTGTACCGCATGATTTCGTATCCAGGAATGCTGGTTTTGAGGGTGATATTCAATTGCTTAGGAATAATGGTCGTCATTTTTCTTATTGCTTATACTTATATATATTATATTTAAAAAAAATGAATACTTTTTAAATACATAAATTTACTAAATACAAAAGCATCGAATTCGGCATCCTTTCACTTTCTTCTTCAAAAAATTTCACCAATGATGGTTTGGGTGCTTTCGTCGATGCTGTTCATGATGGTTTCTAAAGACTTTACATTGTTGGCCGCATGATTGTTTTCCACTAAAAACGATATCAAATCGAGAATGACCTTGACGTTTTTGTCTGCCCATTGTTTGTTCAACGCTTCGACCAAGGAATCCGTATAGTAACAGGTGAAACTGTCTTTCACGAACATGTTTTCATTGTACCGCTGTTGTATGTGGTTGGTAAGAATGGCCAAATAGTAATTCAAGGTCAGCACAATGATCGTACAGTTCTTGTATGTTTCGATGAGTTTCCTGATACCATTTTGGGCACACACAAACAAATGTTTGATTCGGGGTGTTTTTTCTACATACGGCTTGGAGAGAAAGTGCAAACAAGCAATGTTGATAGGGTTGAACATATACTGCAGGTCCGTTTTGTTGCTTTGGTATATCATACGACAAATCGACTGAAACGGTCCGGGTTCCTGAAAATAAATGACATTCTGCTGAATGAGTAACTTGGTTCCTACGGGCTTGTTGCTTAAAATAGCCAGTTTGATAATGACCGACAACGGGTCCAAGACAAACGATTTGATATTGATTTTAGCGTTGTCGTCCGGAATGGAATGAACAAGGAGCGCATTCATTTGCGTTTTCACTTTATGTGGAAAAAAATTTTAAGTAGTTTTCTATTGGTATGGTTTATTTTTGGACTCATCCTAGTTGATAGGCAGAGTGAAACTCGTTTACGTATTCCTCGGGAATGCAATTAAAATCGACCAGGGTTTCGTTCAACTTGCGTTGCGCATAATGCTGGGGATGGTTGGCCATTTTCTTTTCCAAGAACGCGGTATCGTCGAGGCATTTGAGGGCTGTTTTCAGTCCGCATTTCGGAAACACAGAGGGAATGTTGTCGCTGACATCGCCCATCAGGATTTTCAGTTGCAAGTCGCGGGCTGCATCTCCTGTGTCAGACTGCATTGGCTTGAAGGCAAGGTTCACGAGCCGCACCTGTGGACAGTTGAGCTGCAGGTAATCGTGGTCACTGGTGATGATGACCACCTGGCAATCGGGACGCTGAGCACACAACCGTTTCACCGCGAGGGCAATGCAATCGTCGGCCTCCAATCGTGGATGCGCAAGAATCTGGGTGGCTCCCCCCGCATGAAACAGGTCTTCTTCATACACCAATTGGAAGAACGTTTTCACACCGTCTACACTGGCACGGGTGGCCTTGTACATCGGATACAGCTCAGTCCGCCAAATCTGCTCCCGTTTGCAGTCTTTTCCAACGACCAGGGTCACCGGTTGTCCCTTGGGCAATTTCAGTTTTTTCGGAAGCTGCTGCAACGTCTCCACAAAGGTCTTGCGGAACTTGTCCACAAACACCGGGTTCTCCAGGTCCAACGCTTCCTCCGGAAATGCATTACGCCACCACTGTTTGAGGGCAAAGAAACGGTAAAAGCAGAAGTAGCTGCCATCGACAAAGATGTAGTGTTGCATTGTATTCAGGAGACGAGTAGTGTTTAATATCTTAGTTTCCTAACTTATGCAAATAAAATACGTAATTTATATAAGGATAATAACATCATAGTTTAGTATAGAGATGGCTATTGAATTGTTTCAAAAAAATGGATTTGTGTTTACACGAACAGAGGCTTCGGAATACTGTCTGGAATTTGCAATACAAAACAACCATATCGACCTCGCCCGAGTACTCGACTTGGGTGTCCTCAAATTAATATACGAATTGAACAGTGACCTCTACGAGCAATTTCACATGGACAAAAGTAGTGATTCCGAGGCAGTCTTGGTGCTGGTCATGCGGAACCTCTTTGAGGAAATGGGACTTCCTCAACGCTATTCCCATGTCCACATGCAGCTGGTGCGAAAACCAGAACACAACGAGGTGGCCTTTGTGGCGCAGTCTGTGCGGTCGCTTCGTCCAGAAGGCGTGCCTGTAGAAGCCGAACAGCTCCCGATGGAGAATCTCGTGTGCACCTGCACATTTTCTTCATCACATCAAGTCTCCTTTGCATGCAAGATATCGTTTGGCCCAGGATTCTCGGTGCCCTTGTTTGCAGAGAAAATGGTCGGGTTGATTTCATACAAAATGTTTCACCGCGTAAAACAGTTTATAGAGAATGTGCGGATGTAATAAAATGAGCCTACTCCGCGCCATCCTCTTTTTAGGACGAATGGGTTTTATCGTGGGAACAGAGATGTGTTGGTTTTTCTTCGTCTCACACGACCGTTCCCTCTTGGTCAGACGATTGGCCAGCCGTCTGGCCTCCATCAACATTTTGTACGTAAAAATATTTCAAGCCCTTGCGCTCAACAACAGCCTGATTGACGAGACCATGGACAACGAATTGGTTCGCTTCACGGACCATGCTCCTTGGTCTATCCAAGACATCGATTTCGAGACACTCATTGAGATGACAGACAAATTCGATATCCAGTTGCAAGGAGGCTGCTGGGAAAGCCCTGTCAACGCCGGAATGATATCCCTCGTCTTCAAAGGCATACAGCGGTCCAGTCAACAACCCATCGTGGTCAAAATCAAACGCAAACATATTCAACAGACGTTGGACGAAGCTATTGGTCATCTGCTGTTTGTGGTGTCTGTGGTTTCCTGGATGCCGGTCATACGCAATTATCAACTGGCAGACGTGGTGGTGAAAAACATCGAGGTCATTCGGCACCAAACGAATTTCTTAGCGGAAGTAGAAAACATGGAGAAGGTGCGAGAGAACTGCAAACACTTACAGTATGTCAAGATTCCCTTCACCGTTCGTTTGGCGACCGAACAGTATCCAAACGTCATCCTGATGGAATACTTGGAAGGAAAGAAGGTGCATGACATTGCGGAAGAGGACTACGATGGGTTTGCCAAACAGGTGGTCAAGTTCGGGTTGGTCACCACCATGCTCCATGGCACGGTACACGGCGACCTTCATAGTGGCAACATCCTGTTCATCAAAGACCCCCGTGACAGCAAATACCCTCATAAAATTGGGGTACTGGATTTTGGTATTGTCCATGAGATGGGGGGCGAGTACAAAGCATTTCTCTTCGACATCTTCACGAACATGTTTGAGGTCACTCCTCGTGAAACAGCCGAACGAATTCTTATGTCCAGTATCTTGCAACCACCAGGCATACTGCAATGCATCCCTCAGCAGGATTATCAAAGCATTCTCGTGTTTGTCGAAGAGATTGTAGCGGAAACCATTCATAGCTCCAAGAAGGCCAATCAATTGCAAATTTACAGAGTCCTATCCCGTTTCCGTGAATACGTGACGAAGAAGGAATTGATGAATTTGGGCATCCGACTGAGTGACGACTTTGTGAAATCGCAGTTGGTGCTTGCCATGTCTCACGGTGTGACCTTGCGGCTATGCAAAGGAGACTTTATGACGCTGTGTGACCGTGCGCTCAACGAGCTATTTCCAGTGGGTATGTTTCAATAAGAAACAAGAGGTAAGTCAACGCAACTATCATCATCGCTCCTCGGCATTGCCATTTATAGTAGACACATGCATAGAGTGTTCCGCCCAGGCTCCCCATGAGTACTTGAGATACTGTGTGCGTCCCCCCTGAATACACGCGACCAGTGGCAGCAACCAGGAGGATGATTCCAACCGCCACCATCCAATGCAGAACACCAGATAAAAAAACAACAGATTTAAAGCGCTGCCTTGTACATGTGTACCGACTTGTCCTTCTGGACGGCATAATCCAAGACAGGGCGCGGATAAGTAGACTGCGGATGTTGTTCCCATGCTGTCTCCCATGTCAAGATGTCTTGGATGGGCACATCACGCAACTCCGGTATCCATTGAAGAATATATTCGCATTCTGGGTCGTGTTCCTCGGTTTGGCGCCAAGGGTTAAAATATCTAAACCACGGCATACTGTCTGCTCCGCCACCCATGACCCACATGGTGTTGCCGTTGTTGGACGCAGGGTCGTAGTCTACAAGATGCTGGGCAAAGTACCGTTCCCCTTCTCTCCAATCTATCATCATGATTTTGATGAGAAAGGACATGGTTATCAATCGCGCGCGGTTATGCATGTATCCCGTGGTGTTCAGCTGCCGCATCCCTGCATCAACGAGGGGGAATCCCGTGCGACCGGTGCACCATGCTTGCAACCACCGTTCATTGCGATGCCATTTGATGGTATCGTATTTCGAGTGCAGGGCATGCCCCAGCACGGACGGATACGCATACAGGACATTGGCATAGAATTCTCTCCAATAAAGCTGGCGTATAAAACTTGTATTCGTTTTGAATGCATGGTACACCTCGCGAATAGAGAGACATCCGAACTTAATGTATGCACTCAGTTGACTTGTAGGCTGGCTCAGGTCATCTCGTGAGGTCGCATATCGTTTCACATTCTTGGCTGCAATACGCATCTGGGTGAGGCCCTTTATTCTCCCTCCATGAACAGCCAATTCCTTGTTTTCTTTCTTGATAAAACGATTCCTTGCTTGTTCCAACGAGTGGGAAGAGCCGGAAATGGCCGTGGACCCCGATACCAATGGGAGCTTCCTCGTACCTAAGGGTCCTGGGACGCGGAGTTTGGATGCGGTCATATAGTATGGAGTAAATTTGACATAAGGGTTCCCCGCACCATTCACGACAACCCCTGGCTCATGAAGATAGTAGTCGTTGCCATAAGCAATCTCCACTCCCCTTTTCTTGCACATCTCCGCAATGGACGTATCCCTCTTGCGGGCATATGGAGTGATGTCCATGTTGAAAACCACGATGTCGATGTCCCAAGCACGTATGCAATTGGCCAACACGGTCTCGTTGCGGCCATAAAAGCAGTGCAGTTTCCCTCCTCGATGCCGTATATCCGCTGCTAGGTCTTCTAAGGACTCTATCATGAATTGCACTGCATTATTCGACTTGTATTGGTTGCTGCTGCCGACTTGTTCGGGTGTAAAGACAAAAATGGTATAGATGTTTTCACACACCTCCGAGAGAAGATGGAGACCGATATTGTCTATGGTGCGTAAATCGCGCCTAAAGACAAAGAGGCCATGTTTGAATTTATGTGACGACATGATTCTATAATACTTCTATTCTATATATATATATATTGTAGTCACATAAATTATAAATTCTGCGAAATGTTGTCTGGTGTATGTAGGTAGAGGTATGTCTACCAATTGGTTAGCTGCTTTAACCCGGACCAAAATTCGTCGTTGTTCTTCTTGGCTTTTTCCGACTGCTGGGCATAATAAAACGCCAATGCCGCCGAATCGTCGTTGTCCTTCTTTTCCTGGTAGAACAGTTGTCGCATGGCCTCTTCTTTGGTCAAGGGTGTCAGGTCCACGTTGCCACGGTGTCGTTGATACTCTTCTACGGTGCGAAATTTTTGGGTGCGATGGAAATCCTCTTCGGTGACCGGTATGACCGACTCTGCGTATGCCTGCCGTAAATCCGTGTATCCACCCCCACTACCGAACAATGAACCCGAAGAGAAGTTGCTATCGTACTCCATGAGGGACGAACCACCCACCGACGAGGACAAGAACGAATTGTTGACCCCCGTATAGTGCGAAACGGTTTGCACGTGCTTCTTGTGTTTCTCCATTTCTCTCGCCATAGTGTCCTTGTTAATATGTTGAGGAGTGTACACGATGTCTTCGTCGGACTTCAACCACTCCCCATATCCCTTGTCTACCGGGTCGTTCAACCGGTGTTTTTCAAACTGGGCGTTGAACCAGCTGTTGAAATGTTTGGTGTCCTTCAGCTCTTGTTTCATTTCAAACATTTTGTCGAGGACATCTGCATTTTCGTCTCGTTCTTTGTATGTCTCGATGATAGCCTTGTTGGTTTGCACCTTGTTTTGAAATTCATAAATTTCCAACAGCTTTTTGTAGGCTTTACTGAAGAACAAAAAGTATTTGTTGTCCAGACGAGACTTGTCTGGATGCGTTTTCAAGACTATTTTCTTGGCCTCCTTCATGTTGTCCTCGGTCAAGGTCGCGGATGCTTTGAACCCAAACAAGCTGTACAGTTCGTTGCGCGAATAGTTGTCCAGGTTTAGGTCGATGGCTTCGTATTGCGTTTTGCTGTATTGGACATCCACACGCTCCACCTCACGTGCCCGGTTCGCAAAAGGGTCCACGCCAGCAAAGGGGTCGACTGCATGGTCGTTTCCTGTATTGCGAATTTTAATACCGGTCTTGGTGCATTTGGTCATCGAATGGTTGACAGGTCGCATGGCAAGTAATAATAGACAATAGTTAGTTGACACGCTGTTTCTTTAAATTGGTTAGATGAGACATTATTATATTTTTTTTTCGCTTTCTAAAAAACAAGATTCCTAAAAAACAAGCAACCAATATATATTTTTTTTTAAGACCAGACTATATATAATATAACACGTTATGTTGCCCATACGTGCGGATTTGGTGTTCTCCTATTGGGTGTTTGCGTGGTTTCTCCTGTACGTGTTCGTTGATTTCCCACCTGGCTTCTCTCCAAAGTTTGCTTTAGTGATTGGATTGTTGGAGAACACGTCCTTGTTAATCTTGATGCTTTCTTATGGCACCAAGCTGCGCACCATCGTCCAGTTCTTGCTCATCAATACCGTCATCAAAGTGTTGCCATTATACTATCTGCGTAACGAGCGTATCGAATGGAAGGATGTTTTCTTCACACTGTTTCTGTTTATCGTGTTTGTCATATGGTTGCACCTGAATCGCCAGAGCATGGTCGGCAACATGAAGCTGATATTTGATTCTCTCCTCTATGACAAAGGGAAAACTCCTTTGATGTCCATTCTCAACCAATTTCAGAAGAATTTTGAGCATTTGGAGATACTCTAGCGTAGAGAGAAAAGGTATGTGTTGCAGCTTATTTTCTTTCCGAACCTATTATATACTGTATAAATCCAAATGAAGAATCATTTCTATTTATATTTATATTTGTTGATTGCATTAGGAGCGGGTTTGCTGGTATGGTTGTTCTTGTTGTTGTTTAGTGTTAAGAAATTGAGCGAAGGCTTTACAAGCACAAGAGAGTTCGAGACCGGCCGAGTCATGTATTATCCACACTATTATCCCCATTATTATCCACACTATTACCCGAACTACTATTGATTTTTTAGATGTCTAAGCTGATGGTGTTGCTTGCCGACTTCTTTCTGCGTCTACTTTGCTTTGGTAAGTTGCCCTCCGCCTGCATTTCCTTCAGGTCGTTCAAGCTGATGGTACTGGTATCATTGTTATATTGTTGTTGTTGTTGAGGGACAGGTGGTGCCTGGATATTGATGGTTTTCGTCTTCAATCCAGAGAGAATATCGGAAATGTCACTGGGCCCCTTCATTTCTGGTCTTGTGCTCGCTGGAGGAGGTCTTCTACTCGTCATGTCTTGTCTATCGAAGTTCTCTCGTAAATTGATACCATCCTCGAAATTACTTCGCCCCATGTTCATGTCTGGTCTGCCGGGAAAACTGTTGTTACCAGGTCGTCCCACAGGGGGTGGCACCGCATTCGGACCCTGAGTGGCCACTGGTGGCGGTGGCCCGCCTACAACATTGGACATGAACCCAGAGAACCCCGGACTGGTTTGCGCCATCGAGTTCACCGCAGCATTTTGGAACGAGCGCATCAAGTCTGGATTCTGACGGAAGATGTCGTCCATGCCTGGCATCGCACTCTTGAACATGGTGTTCGTCATGTGGACCATCATCGCGCTTCCTCCTAATTGAAAGAGTAGCTTCAACTCGGGCGCCATCGAGGCCTTGCTCTTGTATTTCTCGTGGAGTTCCCCGAAAATATCGTCGTAATCCGAAATGTTTTCTTGCACCTGCTCAGACCATCCATCGAGCTTGATATCGAATGGGTCAAATTTACCGTTTAAGAACTCAATGCCGTTGATAATCGACATCAGCATGTTGCCTTGGAATTTGACGGAATTCTGCTTCGACTTCTCATCCATGATGGTCTCGTATTCACCCATCATCTCCTGCAAGGACGACTCCATGGAATACTTTTTCGACAATTCTACCCCTTTCTTTTCTAAAGCCTCCAACTTGCGCAAGTATTTGAACTTCTCACGTAACATCTCCTCCTTGGACATCTTGGGTTCCAAGGGCACAGGTTTGTCTGGGTTTAAGGGAATGTTGTTGAATTTACCGTAACCATCCCACGTCTTGCTTTCGTTTTCGGTATTGAATGTTGCTTTTCCTAAATTGTCGTGGCCAAAATCATCGAAAGAGACCTTCGGTTTGTCAAACAAGTCGGATTTGGGGGCAAAGGAAGAGGAAGAACTGGGATATCCATCGTCCACTAAGTCGTTCAGTTCGTTTTCTAATTTGTTCAAATCTTCTAAATCAATGTCGCTGGTGGGACGACGACCATCCTTAGCTTTGTCATTCATGAGAAGCTCTAATCCACCGCCAAAATTGCTTGAACTTCCTCTTCCTCCCCCAAAATCGTTGTCGTTCAAATCCAACTCGGTAATTTCCAGTAAATCTGACATATTCTTATTGATTAACTAGAACATTTAATTTTAAGTCGTACGAATAAGAAAATATATAATGTCTTATTCGTATTTTTTCGTTTTTTTTAAGACTTTGATTTCATTTTGTTTGACTTTTTAAGTACCACATACCTTGCAAGAACGAATCAGACAAATCGTCCTTCTTTTTGTGGGTATTAAAGTACGCTAGGTGTTCGCTGAACCGCGGGTCTTCTGTTACCGATTCCAAGCACTTCGCAATACCTAATTTCTTCCGGTCACTGTACTTTGCCTTCTCTTGCTTGTCCTGACAGTCTTTGAGTTTGTTGGAAGCCGAAATGAATTCAATGTGCTGAACGTGCAAATGAGACATGACAAAATACTGCACCAGCATCCCCTGGATGGTTTTCATGCGTATCGCCAATGGTCCTATCTGGTTCTCGATAACAATCGTCTCGATTCTCTCCTCCTCTTGGAATATCTGATTGAATTTGTTCCTTAAATTAATGCCTACACTAAACAAATCCACCTCCTTTGCCTTTTTGCTTTCAATGGGTTGCAAGTACTTTCTAGCAATATGAGTGTTCAAAAGGGACACCAATTCTGCTTTCTTCGCATTTGGGACATCCAAGTTGTATCCCTGTGCCAGCTGCAACAGTTTCGCTGTCGTCTGCTTCTTGATGAAGGCAGGTTTTTGTTCAGCACCGGGCACCAAGAACACCTTTTGTTTCTTCGCATGCTTCGCGCAATATGCAAGACTTTGTTCTTGTTCTTGTTCTTGTTCTTGTTCTTGTTTCCTAAATTTGGCGGGCTTTCCGCATTCGCTACATTGGTACGTTTCACTGTCTGCCAAATTCACTACGTCCCATTTGGTCACCCGTAGACTGTCATCTCCACCTTCTTTTGAGAAAAGACAAAACGCTAAATTCTTTATTCCGACATCGATGGAGAGAAGCTTCATATGTATACGTATTATGTTATGTATGTGTATAAAGATACTTGGTTTGTTTAAACCCTTTGCTTTATTGATTCTTTGTGTTCATGTTGATGGAAGGTGCCACCAACCGTGCGTTCAGTTGTTCTCTTGACAGATAAGGATTCTTCAGGTCGGAATTGCAGTATCCAAACCCTGGTTTGGCGGTGTCGAAGGTACCCTGAAAGGTGAAGGGCACATTGCTGGAAGGTGTAGCATTGGTTTGGTAATGCGGGTTCAGACCAAGTGTGTAGCAAGCTTCTTCGTTGTTGTAGTTCATGATTTGTAATCCATTTTGCTGCAAAAACTTGCGGTATGCAAAGTTGGATTGGATACCTTCTTTCATTTGGATGCGCTCATTCACAACAGCGTCTGGTTGCCACATGGCATAGTTGCGTCCATCGTTCATAATCGGGGGAAAGTTGAAATCGATATTGTTTGAACCGCTGTAACAAGTTGCCCAACTCATGCTTTCTATATATTATATATTATATATTTAGTATATAAAAAAAGGTACCCACCCCCTAAACTATTCTACCCCCAAGAGTTTGACCAAGTCTTGCTTCTTTAATTTGGTAACTTCTGCGTTGCTGACGAGGCCCCTTTCAACGGCCATTTGTCGGAGCTTGGGTAGTTGTACCTTCTTGAGGTCAAGTGGAGGAACCTCCATCGATACCGAAACTGTCTTAATTTCTGATGACACTTCGTGTTCTTCAAATCCTTCGTGTTCTTCAAATCCTTCGTGTTCTTCCAACTCGTCGAGTATGTTTTCTGGCTCTTCCAGTGAAAAGTCCACATCGTCCAACAGTTCTTCCAGGACCTTGATATGCTGAATGCCTTGTTCTTCAACTGGTCCAGGTTCTTCGCCTTGTTCCAGTTCTTCAACTGGTTCAGGTTCTTCAACTGGTTCCGGTTCTTCGTCTAAGTCTGGTTCTTCGTCTGACTCTGGTTCTTCGTCCGACTCTGGTTCTTCTTCGTCCGACTCTGGTTCTTCTTCGTCTAAGTCTGGTTCTTCTTCGTCTAAGTCTGGTTCTTCGTCTGTCTCCGGTTCGTTGTCTGTCTCCAATTCTTCATCATCAAATTCGGACTCTTCTTCAGCTTCTAGGTCTTCCAAGTCACCATCAGACACTTCAATAACTTGACCTGAAGAAGCATACATTTCGGGAACACGTGTGACCCTGACGTCCATACGAGGAATAGACACCCCTGCTCCAGCCCCAGCAAAATGATGCAGTCCCATCTTGACCGCTCCCAAGTCTTCTGCCAATGTTGACACTAAACTAAACATAGTGGTTATCTTGTGGTTTTGTTCTCTCCTCTTCCCTTCAAAATAGATCACCACACCAGCCAAGGCCAAGGCCAACACAACAACGCCTAAAACCGTTAGAAATGAACTCGTGAAAATTGACATTTATTTTTACAAAATGACTATATAAATAAAATCTACGTACAAACGAATTTCTTTTGGTCCGTTTCATCCAGAATTTCCTTTGGATAGTTCATCTGTTTCAGCACAATGATTCCCCCCTTGATGTCCGAGATACCTCTCTCTAAAACATAATTGTATCGCAATTTGTTGTCAGTTCTCTCCGTCTTCATACGACAGTTCACGATACTTTTCGTCTTCTCCAATCGCTTGCACACCTTGATGAAGTGGGTGGTCAACATGCACGCAACATTTTTCCGCTTGGTGAGATACCTCATAAACGCAGTGGCACTTTGCTCCGCTTCCTCCGGGTTCGTGCCTGAATACAGCTCATCAAATGCACAGAAGTGTCTTTCCGTGTCGTTGTCATCCACTGCGTCCAATATTTCTTTGCATCGTCGGGCTTCCGCTTGGAACAAGCTGTCGCGACCAGAAGTGTCGGGAATATTCAGATAGCAGTGTATGTGGTGATAGGGGGTCAATTTGGCCGACTCATAAAACCCACACCCAAATTGCTGCGAAAGGAGGATATTGATGAGCATGGATTTCAGCACGGTCGTCTTGCCAGAGGCATTGGGACCAGTGATAATCATGTTCTTCTTCAAATCCACCGTATTTTTTACTGGCTCACCATCTTTTAACGAAGCGTAGTAGCCTGACTCCATCACAGTGGACTTTTTCGTGTGCTCGACAAAACGACAATAATTGATTTTCTTGTTCGCCAAATTGTCCTGCAAGCCTTTTAAGCAATCGACATACCCATGAAACCCAAGCGAATACAAGATGACCTGGTCATAGACATCATCGGTATGCAATTCGTAGAAGGTTTTGAATACATATCCTATTTCCTTCATTTTGCTGAAGTTGAACATGTTGTAGTCCGTGATTCCTTCTATCTTGGAATGCATTCGATGCAATGTGGCCAGGTTCTCTCTCAGTCCTTGGGTGAAGAGAGAATGGGTTTGCAACGAACTGGTGTACTGTAGATAATTTTCCATCGAGCTGATGGTGTGTTTCAGGTAAATGCGAATCTCGTTGAAGTGGTTGTGAATGGTCTTCATATTGTTGTTGAAACGCGCGCAAACCATGAAATTCTGGTAAATAGAAAACACGTAAAATGCTGCAGAAATCATGATATACGTTTTCTCTTGCATATTGATTTCATTGAAATTGACCACGAACAACTTGCCAATGGCATTTTGATTGGCGACGATTTTCAATGCCTCAATGTACTCGTTGATGGTGATGGTGACTCCCTTCATTTTAATAATTACAAACGGAATGATGAGAATGATGATTGGAACGAGGAGAGAAATGACGGGGGACATCAAGTTATAGAAACTGATGAACTGCAGGAACCATTCAGACCGATTCAGGAACTCCAACATTTCCCATTCAATATAATAGTATCTCTCCTTGAATCCTGCATCAATCTTCAGTTCGTTCCATATAGAAAGGATGTTCTTGTAGTTGCTGGAGTAATCCGTGTACTTTACGCTCAATGGTTTGTATTCCTTCAAAAGTATTTGATTTTCCGACAGGAAGGCAATGTCCGTCGTGTAATACTGTACCATTTGACGATTCAACTGCTTCGATACGTCGTTGTCGTTGTCAAAACAGAAAGTATAAATTGGATTGCACGATGGGTCCATCGTATCGACTAATTCTAAATCACGCACAATGTGTTTGTTGAGCTGCCGTTTGCTCTCATTGTAATAGATGGGCAGTTTGAAATGGTCGTTGATTTCATCGACCTTTGTGTCTGCTAAGACATTGGATAATTTGGATGTCATTATATTTATATTAAACAAGACAGAAATATAATGAATTAATTTTACGAATACATGGAACAGGAAACAAAA